TGTGCTTGACCTGCAAGACCAGACCAAAATCCTGATGTAGTATCTGCTGTGTTACTTCCTGCTGTAGACACACCTGCCATATTACCAGTAGCATTAGAACCTTGACCTACCATTCTTCCTAAGTCTGCTTGAGGTGTCAGCATACCTGCAGTCGCACGGGCATCAGCACCAAATCCAAGTGCTTCAGCTCTAAGCATATTTCTGTAGTCCATACCAGTTTGCATAGACTGCATTTGACCTCTCATCCTTTCTCTACCAATAGAATCTTCTATAGCCATTTGGTCGTAGTAACCTTGTGTTCCAGTCCTGCCTTGTGCTATAGCAGCCTCTTGTCCTTGAAGTCTAGATTGATTAAAAGCATCAGCATTAAAATCCTCAAACCTTTTAAACTGTTGTTGCTCCATAGCATANGGGTCGCCCATCATATTCTGTAGTTCTTGATTTGCCATAGAAGAAGAGCCTAAGAATCCTTGCATCATAGCTTGATACTGTGGGTCTANAGTCTGAAGTATCTCTTTTGTTTCAGGGTCAAACTCTACATTACCTGCAGGACCATAGTTGCTCCAAGGTAATGACCTATCGTAAGCTAGGTTCTGTTGGTCTACTTGAAACTGCTGATTCTTTTCAGCAGCCTTTTGTTGCTGCCTAGCAGAAAGCATACCAACTGCTGCCTTTGCTAAAAATGCTCCTATTGCCATCTTAATCTCCTGTCCTTGTATGTCCGTTATTGTCTATTGCTGTTCCTGCACTTCCGCCTGACCCACCAGAGCCTAGTCCATCACCTGATTGACCGCTTTGTCCAGAAGAACCGTTATTACCTACTGAGCCTCCAGAACCACCAGAGCCAGCAGTTGTTGTTCCTCGGCTACCACCTGCTATTGCACCAATACCGCCACCTCCAGCACCAGTTAAAGTTCCTGCTCCGCCATTACCAGATTGTCGTATACATCCAGAGCCACTACATTCAGCGTTTCTTGAACCGCCAGAGCCAAAGGATTGTCCTCCTCCGCCTCCACCGCCACCAGCGTGGTCACGGTCAGAAAAACTTTGGTCATCAGTTGAACCACCGCCACCTCCACCGCCTCCGCCTCCACCGAGGATTGAGCCATTATTGTCTAAAGTAATGTTTTTTTCTAATTTTAAAGCTGTTCCACCACTACCACCTGACGAGCCATTTGCAGCAGAACCACCTCCATTACCTCCTGNCCCTCCAGCACCATAAATATAGCCATTGTTAATNATAGTAAGAACACCAGCAACACCACTTCCAGTAAGTAAAGCAGGAGTTCCTGTAGAGTCTGAATAAACATAAACACCAGAGTTAATAACTACATCTACATCACCTAATTTATTGTCAGCAGAAAGTACAGTATCTAAATCTAGTTTATTTACATTACTTGAAACTGTATAAGTAAACTTTCTTTGATAAAAAGGTTTCCAAGCACCGCCATCTTTTATACTGCCTGTTATAACTTCTTTCCAAGCACCACCATCTTTAACTTCAACCTTAACAGGTTCTTTAAAAGTGCCACTATCTTTAATGTGTAAACTCATTAGCTAGATACTTTGTAATGTATGTCACCATCAGAACCACCAGAAGCATTACTTGTGCTTACTGTTCTAGTTCCATAACCATTAGAAGAAGACGCAACTGTAGATGCTGTAGTTACAAAAGCAGTTGTTGCTACTTGCGTTGTATTTGTTCCTGCTGTAGCAGTTGTAGCACTAAAGGCTTCTGAAGCACTACCATTAATGTTTGCTTTAGTATTTACTGCTGCTTCTACTGCTGTGAATTCAGTATGAAAATCAGCTCCTGATATTATTTTTGCTGCACTTGAGTCAGCTAAAGCATCTTTACCTGACCAAGATATAACTTTTGAATAGTCTGCCATTATCTTATTTTCCCTTGTTTATGTAAAAGTGTTAAGTCTTGTAAAGACGCATCGTAGCCATTACTTTGAATGTCTATAGATATTTTTATATTTTTTGCTGAACCTGTAAGAGGTGTCCTATATTCTGTTAGTCCATATACAGGTTTATAAGTAACTCCAGATTTTCCATATAAAGATGTACTAGCTCCCCACAAAGCAGTTGAACCTGTAGTAGTAGGATTTAAAGTTATAGCTGTAGTTTTAGATGGAGAAGAACTAAAATCTTTGTACCATTTTAAAGCTAAGTTAGCACCAGAACCACCTTCTATAACCATAAATAATCTTTTTAATAGAGAAGCTCCTACAGACTCACCTAAGTTTACCCAAGTAGTCTCAAAGCCTCCAGTATAAGAAGCATAACTATATGTAGAACCGTTTGCTGCTAAGTCTGAATCATAGTAACCTTCGTATGTAGCAATGCTTCCATCTTTCTGTCCTACTAACATACCATAAGTATCTGTGTAAGCTAGACTAGCGGGTTCTCTATCACTATCAAATGTCCAAGTAGTTATTCTAGGAGCACCGTTAGGTGTTAAATGTTTAAAGTCAAAGACATAAGTAATGTTACTAGCAGTAAAAGTCATTACATATATTCCTTCATTCTCTATATACGCAGACTTAACTTTTGTACTTTGACCTATGTTTCTAATTAGTGTATCTTTAACATTTAAGGATAAATCAGTTAGAGGTACTTTGTCTTTTTCTGTTGTACGAGCTAGTGACCTAAGTCCCGTAGAAGATAAGAATACTAAATCATCTCCAATGTGTTGTACTGAATCTCTAGATATACACCCTACTCCTCGTATAACCTCATTAAGTTTCATACTCCCTACAACATCAGGGCTCTGATAAATTACTATGTTGTTCTTACCAAATACTGCAAGCTGTCCATAAAAAGGAGCAATAGCTATTATGTCGTCCTTACCCCAAACTTTCTTTAAATCAAAAGAACCACCACCGCTACTTGTAGTGTAATCATCAGAGTCTAACAGAGCAGAATAATGTAAGACATCTTTCTCTTCTTCGACACCTCCTACCCACATACGACCATAAAATCCTACACCACAACTAGGTTTAAATTCACCTGAAGTTACAGTAGGAGGTCTAGTAGCATTATCAAAAGCTGCCCACTTAGAACCTGAACTTTGTGAACCATCATATCTTTGTGGCACTGTGTCTTCGTGTAGACAAGTAAGCCTACCGTTAAAGTTTAAAAACTGCCAGTCACCGTCTGTACCAGTAACAGTGTGTTTTGTGTCTGCACTACCAGTAGGGAATGCAGCATCAGGCGATGTAAAATCTACAGTGTATATACTTGTACCATAACTAGCAAATGTTTTTTTAACTACACCATCAGTATGTTCTATAATACTTTTTATAGCTACTCCATTAGGAGCTGCAACATTAGGTGCTACTTTTTGTTTAAAACCTTTGCGTAGAGATATACGACCTGATTCTCTAATAACAACATTTTCTGCCTTAGTTAAATAAGATGGGTCTAATGACGCAGGATTAGCTTGTGTGTTTAATCCGTTAAGACCTATATTAGTTAAAGATTGATACTGTATTTGTTTAGCCATTATTGGTAATTAGTGTGTACAAACCATTCGTTTTCATATTGAGTGTTACCGCTATCTATCATAACTGCTTGTGCTAAAGAGCTTGCTGCTTCTTGTGCAGCTATAGATGATTGTGTTCCACCATCCTCACCACGCTCTGCTATTGCACGAGCATAAGCACCGAGTATAATAGGCTGACTAGGTATTTTAACTACTGTTGTAGCTGCTGTCAGTGTGTCCTGATACTTAACTATATCAAAAGATATTGTTTGTGCTTCTGTAGGTATAGGTGATAAATCTACTTTAAGATTGTTAGATGAATCAGCACCATTAAAACCATAATAATTAGGTTCTCCTGTAGGGTCAGTAGGATACTTAATGCTGTTTAGATATTGTTGTGTCACCGGTGACAAAGTATTGCCAGTAGAATTGTTAGTTACATCTAACACTTTAAACTCTTGACCAGAAGATAAATTATAATTCTTTGTAGCTGCTACAGTAGAAACATTAACTGTCTCTCGTAAAATCAACCAATCGTGGTAAGACTCTATACTTCTCTTAGCATCGTTAATTAAAGAGCCTATAACTTTCTGGTAGTCGTTAACTGTAGAGCTATCGTTAATAGCACCAGACCAATCTGAAGCTACTGTGTCTTCTCTTAGCCTTACCAATACTTGATTTATTAATTCTCTATAAGTCATCTATTTTCCTTTTGCTAGTTGAGCTCCAAAGTAAAACTCTATAATCATTGTTGCCCATCCAAAGATTTCATCCATCTTTAAAACTGAGCCTGCTTGTATTTGTACATACTCTATTACATCTGGTGTAAATTGAATACCAAAGAAACTAAACCCTTCTATAGTATTAGGTATTACTGTTGGCACATTAAAGAACACAGGTGCTACCTGAGTAAATATAATTAATGCTAGTATGACAAATATAATAACTCGTCTGTTAAGTGCAGCCATAGGACTTTCTTTGTCTGCTTTATCCCTAGCTTGATTGATAGAATCATTGCGTGCCTGCAAGTTCTGTATCATTAACTTTTGGTTTTCTGCTGCTGCTTGGCTCTTAAGAGCAAACAACTTAGCTACAAAGCCTAGTGCTATTGGTGCTACATTAGTTAAGAATGCTATCATATTGCTAACCTCATTGCCTCTAGAATTCCTACTTGTCCTATGATATACCAAGCAAATGCACCAAAGACACCCCATTTAATCTGAAGTAAAGAAGTGTTAATTTTTTGTATACATAAGTTAGTATCATCAATCTTGCTAAACAGTTTACCTATTTGAGAAGTATGTTTGTCTAGCTGTAATTGCATACGATTAAGTTTGTCGTCCATAATTATTTACCCACATTTTTCATAGCCACTCTATGCGACTCAGTAAAACTCAAGCCTTTTCTCATAAGTCTTTTCATCTCCTGCATATGCTTCTTGCTGTGATGTTCTTTGTGCTTATCTAGAGTAGCTAATTGTCTTTTAGTAAGTGTCATTACTTTTTCTTCTTACCGTTACCTTTTCGTGTTGGGTATGATGATTTAGTTCCCATAATATCTCCTTAGTTTGCTAGTGGATTGTCTAATGATTCTTGTATCCGTTTGTTTATGTCCTCTTTAGTTTTCTCTACTTTTATCTCAAACCTATCTAACTTTGTATCGTAGTTAGTAAGTTTAGTATCTACTGATTGTAACTTAGTATCTACTTTAGATTCTAAAGACCATTGACTATTGCGTAGGTCTGTCATATCTTTCTTTAATTCTATCTTTATAGCATTAGCGTGTTCTTCTATCCTTAAAACGTCCGCTGATGTCTTTTTCATCTGTCCAGCTATAGAATCGAGGTCCAAATTTGCGATTCCTTCGACTTTCTGGTACATAAGAAAGCCACCATATAGCGTGCCAATAATCGTTGAAATTAGAGCAAATGCTGCGACTATACTGCCACCGCTTATCTTAAGACCGAATAATTTCAGCTTTTTATCTGATAATCCTTCGCCTTGTCTTACAATTTCTTCTAAATCAGCCATTAGTTATCAAACTCGTTATTGTTCTGCATTTGCTTTAAGTATTCAATCTCTTGTTTAAGTTTCTGTACTTCTAGTCTTCTTCTTTGCAGCTCAAGTTGATATAATGTATTACAATTAATTCTTTCACTTGGACCATCTAAAGGAATAATAATTCTAGCATATACTCCTATATCTTTAGTCTGTGGGTTTAAGTCGCTCTTGTCTCCTATAAGTGGAGTGACAGCATTATTAATTATACCAGTCATTCCTATTTCAAAGTTCGTACTACCGCCTATACTATTCTTACAGTCTAAGTCACCAGCTCTTATACTATCTGTTCCGCTATTTATGCTCGCACTTGGCAAGGCTAGATTAACAGAACTACTGTTTGCTATAACTTGTGTGCAAGACAGAAGTAAGATGTAGACTAACCACTTCACTTAAACCTCGAACATATCTTTGATGCTACCATAGGTTTGTTGTTATTATTTCCTCTAAGTTTAGACAACGAGCATATGTATTCTGCATTGTCTTTATTACTTGAGTTAATATAAACATCAAAATTAACTTGAGTTAGGTACTTTACTTGCAATATCTTATAGCTAGTAACAAAAGGTATTGGTTTCCATTCTTTATCAAATACACCAATCTCGTACCATTTAACATCTTGTCTCTTATTAAATATTCTCATTGTAGTCTTGTGTACACTATCTATCAACGAGACCTCCCATTTAGGGTAGGTAGGTGTCATCTCGTGTGCTGCTACAGAACTACATAGCAATACCCATAGTATTACTGAGCGACACATTCTGCTACTACAACTGCTGTATATGAACCACCGGGAAATGCTTTCTGCTGTCCACCACCATAAGTAGCAACTGAAGTTACACTAAACCAAGTAGCACCAGCTATGCTAAGAGGATAAATTCGCATTGCACCACCATCTGCTGTTGTACTGGCTGCTTGATAACCTGACATATCTGTAGATGATGTCTGTGCTACTGTTACTTCTCCTGTCCACACAACCGTATCTGATAGACTAGGGCTAGAACTGAAAGAAGTAGGATAGCTTATTTGTGCTTTGTAAGCATTAGCAAGAGAAGTGTCTACACGCACAATAGGGACTTGACCAGCACTAGCAGGTAAAGTAGTAAGCGTATATGCGTTAGGGTTTCCATAGTAACCTGCTGTATCAGTATTAACTGTACATCTTGACTCTACTGTACCATTAATATTTGTAACTGCTTCTACTTTGCTTGCAAATAGAGAACACCCTGTTAATCCTAGTACCAAAGCTATTGTAAATAATTTATTCATTTGTATTGTTCCTCTATCATTTGATTCATTAAATTGTCTTGGGCTAAACTTTGTAATGCTCTTCTGTTGTCAACCACCTCTCCTCCGTTCAATGAAATAGATTCCCTGTATACTCCTCCGGGAACTGTCGCTGCATAGTAAGATTTTACATTAGTAGCATTATTTATTGTCTGTAAGAGTGCTGATTGAGATACTGTGTTAGCTATCGTTAGAGCATTTTCAGATGCAGCCATTGCTAATTCTAAACGGTCTTCATCTTCCTCTTCTTTCTCGTCTTGCTCACTTTCTTCTTCTTCCTTATCATATAAGTCACTATCAGTTTCTTCAGTAGCGTCTATAACTGCGTCGTCATCTAGTGCATCATATATTTCTATCTTAGGTATTACAGGCATTGGCTCTACATATCCCGGACAGTTCTCGTTATTTTGTGGATTACGACAACCATCAAACCTGTATATGTAAAGTACACTTGCATCTTCTACGCTTCCTGTACCTGTTGTTTCTATTGACCCTTTACCAAACTGTTCTATTGGTGTGTAATTCATTGGTATAAGTTTCTGTATTCTCATACCGTGCTTACCTGACCAGTCATCGGTCTCTTGGAACACATAACCACCATCTACATCTTCATTCTGTATTGTTACTGTGAAGTCATCCTCAACTTCTTTTACTGCTTTATAATTATATATTACACCACTTATGTCCATACCCTCTTCGGTAGTTATACCGAGTATAGGTGTTGTCATCTGCCAAGTATTACCATAAAAGGCTGCGTTACCGCTATAGCCAAATGTATAATAATTACTAAAAGAACAAAAAGGCAGCAGCAACAGTACCCATAATATTAAGGGCTTTATCACGCTTTTCCTGTACACTAATCTCATCTTTCTCCGGTGGCATTGGTATCTGGTCTGTCTTAACTGCCCAAGCATCTTTAGCTTGCTGTCCTATGAGTCCATCAATAGGGCAAGGCGTACCCGCAGACATCATCGCTTCCCAAACATCTGGGTCTTGACACATCACACTAACTGCTGCGACTTTCATTCCAAACATATACAGCTTTTGTGCTTTCTTTAACCTTAAACAATTCTCTTCTGTGTATGTCGTACCTACTGACAATCCTAGTATCTGTGTTTGTACTGAACCACTTGAACTAATCGTACATAAATCTGAGTTATTACCACTACCAAACTGAGGTGCTATAGCACTAGGCGGTGGACTTATTACTTCTGTTTTTTGACTACCTGTTGTTGTAACAACACTTGTTGAGTCTGTAACTATAGGGTCTGCTGCAAATACAAAACCTGATAATAACAATACAACAAGTAACTTTTTCATTAATCAGCTACCCAAGATGTAGTATCTTCATCCCAATAATATCTTTTACCATCATCTGGGTAAGCAGTTGGTGCTTCCCAAATACAGGTTGTTTCGTTTAATATCCAACTTGGAAAAGTTTGAGGTGGTATAAAAGCATCTCTAGTTGAGTCATATTTATAACCTGTAGCTGCATAATGTTTTCTAATGTTTGCGTTGTATGAAGTTTGTTTCCAAGTGCCACCTAATAAATCAACACAAAACTGTATTCCAACAGCTTCCGATTCATCACCATTACCATCTAAAATATCTGAGTTGTCTACAACAATAACATTAGTAACTAAATTGTTTTCGTCTAATTGTGCAAAATGTGCCATTATTATTTCCTATTGAAACTTGTATTTAATAATAACTACTCCAGAGCCACCGCCTGAAC